AAGAAATTACTGCGCTTCTTGGGACAGTGTTTTACAAAACTAAATTGAATCTCCTTAAACATAAATCGGAGTTTTTCCTCCACTTCTCGAGACAATACCGGTGCTGATATTCCATTCAAACGATTCAGAATATGAGCAACATGGTCATAGCAACGATTTAATTTCAGTTTCTTGATAACTTCCTTGAGTTTGGCAGGTTTGACTTTACTCATATCCGTAATGCGTTCTTTACGAAGTTCAGTTCTGATAACATCCAGTGTCGCCGCCGATATTTCTGTCGTTTCCTTGGCCTGAAATTGGGCCAACCATTCATTCAAGTGATTGATTTTTTTGTAGGCATAATACGACATTTCACGAGGCGGATCTTTATACGACGGTTTCTCGGAATCAATCAAAATACAATCACGATATCCGCAGCCAGGACAGTCGAGGAATGTCTCGTTAAATAACATTTCCTGTTCGCACACAGGACAACTTCCGTAATCTTCGGCGATGCTGGAGGCGATCGCATTATCATGTTGCAACGAATCCGGATTCAGGGCATTCAAATAGGTTTCTAATGCTTTATCACGCTTAAATCCGATGTCGTGCGAAATTTCCGAGGCTTTTTTAGCGCCGATTTGTTTTTCTTCGACAACACTATCCGTATCTGTTGTAAAATAAGAGTATACACTGTTGGCAGGAATACGCCCCTTTTTCAGAATCGAATTTTCCGCAACGCGTTCGCCCGTAGCAATACGTTCCTGCGCATCGGAATAGGAAAATAAAATGTCACCGACACGCAAATAATAATCCGTTATATTTTCACCCGATTCTATTTTTGCAATCGTTTCTTTTAATTCTTTTATTTCCGATTCCAGTTTCTGACGGCTTGTTAAAATAGTAATATCGCTCGCATTTTGGATTATGCTGGGCCCGCTAAACTCTTTTTCAATTAGCGCAAGACGTTCTTCCCGTGCTTTTAGATCTTCTTTCATATCCTGCAATGTATCTTTTTCTTGACGCAGTTTTGTAATGTGATTATTATGGAATGACTGTAGGGTTTTTGCATTCTCTGGTGTTTTTGTAGGTTTGCTGTTCGGGAATTCATTGGATACAGGCTTTAATAGGTCGTTTAATGAGAACACATTACTCGCCATTATAGTCTAGATACTATTCAAGCAAAAAAGAGGGTTTAGATGGTAAGAACAAAAATGTTTAGACGCGGGAAAACTTCCCGGAGTTGCCCAAAATTTTTTTCTCTGGGCTGGATATAAAACATGGGATCCGGTGGCCTTATGCAACTCGTCGCTTATGGTGCGCAGGATATTTACCTGACGGGCAACCCACAAATAACATTTTTTAAAGTGGTGTACCGTCGCCACACAAACTTCGCCATGGAGGCCATTGAACAGACGTTCAACGGTTCGGCCAACTTCGGCAAGAAGGTTCAGTGCACGATCAGCCGCAACGGCGATCTCATCCACCGCGTGTACCTCCAGGCCACGCTCCCCCAGGTCAAGCTTGACTCCGCCGACGGTTCGGGCGCGCAGTTCCGCTGGCTCAACTGGGTTGGCCACAATCTGATCAACAATGTTTACATTGAGATCGGCGGCCAGCAGATCGACAAGCACTACGGTGATTGGCTCCAGATCTGGAATGAGCTCTCGCAGGAGGCCGGCAAGCAGGCCGGTTACGCCGACATGGTGGGCAACGTCCCCCAGCTCGTCAACCTGCTCGTCCAGGGCGGTGAGGACTGCGACAGCCCTTGCGCGGCCGGTGCGCCGAACACCTCGGCGGAGGTCGGCAGCTGCGCCCCTGAGTACACCCTCTACGTCCCCCTCCAGTTCTGGTTCAACCGCAACCCTGGTCTTGCGCTTCCGCTCATTGCGCTCCAGTACCACGAGGTTAAGATCTGGCTCGAGTTCAACTCGCTCGAGAACCTCTGCTGGGAGAACGCCGGCGGCAAGGTCCGCTCGCGCGTCGCCTCGGCCGGCCTTGTTTCGGCCTCGCTCTATGTCGACTACATCTACCTCGACACGGATGAGCGCCGCCGCTTCGCCCAGGTCTCGCACGAGTACCTGATCGAGCAGCTCCAGTTCACGGGCGGTGAGTCGGTCACCTCCTCGGCGAACAAGATCAAGCTCAACTTCAACCACCCCACGAAGGAGCTTGTCTGGGTTGTCCAGCGTGACAGCTACGTCGCCTGCGACTCCACGATGGATATCTACAAGGGCCAGCAGCCGTTCAACTACTCGGACTGGTTTGATCGCTCGGTTCTCGAGTCGGGCTACTCCGTCACACGCGTTGAGGGCATGGCGGGCAGCAACCCCGTCGTTACGGCCAAGGTCCAGCTCAACGGCCACGATCGCTTTGACGAGCGTGAGGGCCGCTACTTCAACTTGGTCCAGCCTTACCAGCACCACACCAACATCCCCGCCGTCGGCATCAACGTCTACTCGTTTGCGCTCAAGCCCGAGGAGCACCAGCCGTCGGGCACGTGCAACTTCTCGCGCATTGATAACGCGACGCTCATCCTCACGCTGTCGAACAACACGGTTGGCGCCGCTCTCTCTGCGCAGGTACGTGTTTACGCCGTGAACTATAATGTGCTCCGTATAATGTCTGGGATGGGTGGTATTTCTTATTCTAATTAAAGAATAAGAGCGATGCCGCTAAGAGTGCTTGTTTAAAAGCAAGTGCTAGTCTAATACATCTGCTATAGCAGAAGGCAACACCGTCAAATTGCGGGAAACCCCTAAAGCCTTTGATACCAACCCGTCCTAGAAATAGAGCGGTGGCTGAGAATAACAACCTCAGGTACGGTAAAAACGCAAAGGATTAAGTGAAAACTTAAATGGGCAATCCGCAGCCAAGTCCTAAAGTGTGTAAAAAACACCATGGATGCAGTTCAGAGACTTAATGTCGGTGGGTCAAGGTAAAGTGCCTTGGCCTAAGATAAAGTCCACCCCTATGGAGACATAGTTTAGAAGAGGAATTGGTATTCGTTGTATTCGGATATCAAGGAGAGTTTCTAAGGCGGGTATCAGAAATGATACCTGCGGAACACGTGCTCGCGTACTCCAACTAGAGAGTTTATACTGTGTATACAGTGCATTCTTTTTACATTACATTTTTTGTGACAATTTCATTATCGCAAAAATTGAGAGAAATGAATTCATGAAATCATAAATTTATATTAAAGGGAAAACATGGCATGTAAAGCAACTATTGTAGAAGGCACACGAAAAGGGCATCCCTGTGAGTTCTCGCCCTCAGAGAATGGATATTGTGGACGGCATCAGCGTCATTATGAACATGAGGAATTGGTCAAAGAGGCTAAGATACCTTGTAGGTTCTTCTTTCGCGGATGTGATGCCATCGTTGAAAAAGCGGGATCTTGTGCCGAATGTAAAGCAAAACTATCAAAGAAAACTACGAGTTGCCAACACAAAGACTGTACATTCAAAACAACAGGAGATAAATATTGTAAGAAACACAGCAGAGACATATATAGAGACGAAGAAGTAGAGAAGAATATTAAGTATTGCGACATTAGCAGAGGCTGTTTTACGATATGTAAAGATGGTTATACGAAATGCGGCACGTGTAGAGATAAATCCTATGCTCGAGAAAAGAAGGTAAGAAAACAAAGAGTTGAAAAGCATAATATATTAGAGATTGTAGGAAATAAAGAACAAGTCTGTATCAATTGTGGTAAAGCCTATGAGCAATTTATTACAAGTTATAAGAAACCTAGTATGATATGCAAGGTTTGTCATGATTATAATGTCTTACAAGATAGCCAACGTATAGACAGAATAAGACATTATCAAGGTGAAAACTTCAGAAATATGGATACCTATTACAATTCTTATAAAACAAAGAGCACTCGTCGCAAGCACTCGTTTACCATTGATATTGATACCTTCAAAACACTTGTACTATCCGAATGTTATTATTGTCATTTTAAAAAGGACGATGAAGTCATAGGCATCGATCGTATCAATAATGCTATAGGATATGAGAAGGATAATTGCGTACCTTGTTGCAAATTATGCAATATGATGAAATGGGCGTTTCATCCATTATTCTTCGTTCAATTATGTAAAATAATAAGTGGGGTAGAAGTTCCTTCGAAAGAATTTTATGAAACTTGGAAAAAGTATTATAAGTCTAGACATTATTCGTATTTAAAAACAAAACATGTAGCCGAAAAGGGTAGAAAGTTAAAATTTAATATCACAGAAGAACAATGGTTATGTCTCGTAAAACAA